CCTTGACGCAGGCGCTGTTGCGCGAAGGCATCAGCAGGTACGTGCCGTAGGCCGTACGCTGGAAGCGAGCTCAGCCGGCCCCAGGAGGTCACAATGCCCGGTCCCCCGCCCAAGCGCAGCGATGAGCGCCGCCGCCGCAACGATCCCGCCAGTGGACCGCCGATCAAGGTGGACATCGAGGGCCTGGTCGATGAGGACCCGAACAGCCTGCCATTCCTCATCAAGCAGGACATCGTCATCCCGCAGCCGCATTCGGTGGATGAAAGCGCCAGAGATGAATGGCACCCGCTGGCGCTGGAGATGTGGGAGAGCTTCAAGCGCTCCGGCCAGGCGTTGTTCTGGGAGCCTTCGGACTGGATGATGGCAAAGCTGTTCTGCGAGTCGCTTTCGCGCGACCTCAAGCCGCAGTTCGTCGGCGTGACCGCGCCGTCTGACATGGGACCTGCCGAACCCATCTACGAGCGGATTCCGCTCAAGGGCGCGAGCCTCGGGGCGTACCTCAAGCTCGCCGGTCAGCTCATGATCACCGAGGGCGAGCGGCGACGGCTCTCCATCGAGCTGGAGCGCACTCGCGGGGACTCCTACGGCGACCGCGAGCCTGCCGCCGTCGTGAAGATCACGGACCGCCGGCAGGCGCGTCTGGTGGCGGCGCAGCGGGCACAGGCGTGACCGCGCTGGCACCCGGCTTGCTCAAGATGCGCGAGGGCTTGTCGGAGTATCTCGCTGCCATGAGTGATGACGGTGACACCGAGATGGTCGTCAACGCGGTGCTCATCTACGAATCGCAGGGCATCGAGCCGTCCGGTGAACAGTTCTTCAAGCACAGCTACCTGGCGTTGGTCAACAGCGGCCAGCGCAGCGCTGTGCGTGGCCTGCTGGAGATCGTGGTGCCTAAGATCGTCCACGACCTGAGCTGCCAGGGCGAGTGCAAGGCGTGAACCCCAAGCGGGAGGGCTCGCGATGAGCGCCGGGCTGCTGGAGCGGCCCGTCATCGAGCCGGTGACGCTCGGCCCGACCTGGAACAAGATCGCAGGCTGGACAGCCGCCCTGCCCGAGCACGAGTGGTACGTGCTCCCCGAGATCACCCTCGGCTGGCAGATTCTGCGCTGGGTCGAGGACAACCTGCTCAACGACGAGGGCGACCCCTTCGTCCTGACGTTCGAGCAGCGCCGGTTCATCCTGTGGTGGTACGCCGTGGACGAGCGCGGGCGTTTCACCTACCGCGACGGCATCCTCCAGCGGCTCAAGGGCTGGGGCAAGGACCCGCTCGGTGCCGTCTTGAGCGCAGTGGAGTTCGTCGGTCCGTGCCGCTTCTCGCACTGGGCCGTCGAGGACGACGACAGCCGCGACATCACGTCCGGCGATCCGGTCGCAGGCGAGCACCCGCGCGCCTGGGTGCAGATCGCGGCGGTGAGCCGGGACCAGACCCGCAACACGATGACGCTGTTCCCCGGCCTGTTCTCCCGCAAGTGCATCACCAAGCACCGCATCGACATCGGCAAGGAGATCATCTACGCCCACGGTGGGCAGCGCCGGATCGAGAGCGTCACGAGCTCGCCGCGCGCCCTGGAGGGCGGTCGACCGACGTTCGTGGTCCGCAATGAGACCCACCACTGGTTGATCAACAACGAAGGCCACGCCATGGCGGCGGTCATCGGGCGAAACCTCGTCAAGGCCAAGGGCGGGCAGGCGCGGGCGCTGTCGATCACGAACGCCTATGAGCCGTCCGAGGACTCCGTGGCCCAGCACCAGCGCGAGGCGTGGGAGAACGAAGCCGCCGGCCTGGCGATCCAGACTGGCGTGCTCTACGACTCCCTGGAGGCCCCTGAGCACGCGATGCTCGCGTGGGACAAGAACACGGACGGCTCGCGGCCCAGCGACGACGAGATCAAGAAGTACATCGGCGCGGTGATTCGTGCCGTTCGCGGCGACGCGGTCTGGTTGGACGTGGAGGGCATCGTCGCGGCCATCCTTGACGCTACGAACCCGCCGAGCCAGAGCCGCCGGTTCTACTACAACCAGATCGTCGCTGCCGAGGACGCCTGGCTCGACCCTGCCGCCGCGAAGGCAGCGGTGGACCCGCTCGCCCGCGACGCCCGCGCTCAGGTCGGCGCTGACCCTCTGCGGGTCGGCTGGCTGGTCATGCCGGACGAGGAGGTCGTGGCGTTCTTCGACGGCTCCAAGAGCGACGACGCGACCGCGCTCGTGGGCTGCCGGCTCTCGGACGGCTACACCTTCACGGTCGGCATCTGGCAGAAGCCTGCCGGCGAGCCGGGCAAGGGCTGGGTGGTCCCCCGGCACGCCGTGGACAACCGCATCGAGGAGATGTTCGACCGTTTCAACGTCGTGGCCTTCTGGGGCGACCCCAGCCACGCGAAGGACGACGACGCAAGCCGGTACTGGGACGGCCTGATGGACGACTGGCACCGCCGGTACAAAGACAAGCTCCAGTATTGGTCGACCAGGACCGGCGACCGCGCCCACGCGATCATGTGGGACATGACCTCGCCCGAGCGGACCAAGACCTTCGTCGCCGCCGCCGAGCTGTTCGTGGAGGAGCTGGAGGTCGAGGGCAGCGAGGGCTACACGCCCACGTTCACCATCGACGGCCACCCGGCGCTCATGGACCACCTGCGAAACGCCAAGCGCTACCCCATGCGTGACGGCGTCAGCCTGTGGAAGGGGCACCGCGAGTCGCCCAAGAAGGTCGACCTGGCGGTCTGCGCGGTCGGCGCGCGAATGCTGCGCCGCCTGGTGCTCAACAAGGGTCTGGAGGAGGAGAAGATCAAGGGCGGCGCGTTCTGGGGCGTCTGAGTACGCACGACTCCAACGCGTTGGAGTCCTCCCGGCTACGCTGCCCAGTAGTCAACGGCGCGGAGGTCTTGCATGGCACGGCTGATGCGGCCCGCCGACGTTGAAGCGCTGGCCTACACGCTCTGGCCGTCCTTCATGCGCCAGCGCGAGAAGGCCGAGAAGCTCGACCAGTGGTATCGGGGCGAGCAGCAGGCAATCAAGGACCCGTCCGACTCTGGGATGCCTTTCATGCCAGACGGGCGCGCGTCCACGCGCGAGTACGTCGACATCGCCGGTCGCGCGCCAACGCCGTGGGCGTCCATGCTGGTGGGCTCCATCGCGCAGACGTGCTTCCTGGAGGGCGTCTATCGGATCGGCGAGTCCGAGCCGCTGGACGCCTGGAAGCTGTGGCAGGAGAACCGCTGGGACAGCCGGCAGGGCGCGCTCTACCGAGGCGCGTTCGCGCACGGCATGGCGTTCGCCACCGTGCTGCCGGCGAC